TTCTCAAGGGCTTGCACAAACGAGTCTGCCATCATCGTCCGATTACTAGCCGTGAACGTCATTTCACGCACCGGGACTCCCCGCTTCCCCAATCGCTGAGCGAGCAGCTTTGCCTGACTCGGATCATAGCCCATCCACTCTACACCGAATACATTGGACATCAGACGGACTTGATCCTCCACCTCTTGCAAATCCACCTCCAGCTTACCCTCCACCGTCTCCGTATCAGCCGCCCAATTTTGCATCTGAGCCAACTTGATCTTCCCCAGCTTCTCGTTGGCTCCCAAGATCACCAACCCACTGTGATCGTGGGTTACGCCCAGATCAAGCCCTCCCACGTAACGCCAGCCAGGCTCCGGCTCCACGATCTGCCTCAAGTCATTGTCGAAGCACCTTGCAATAGCACCCTCAGTCACAGCATCACCCTTTCCACTGACCCATTGCCCCTTCCACAACCGAGCGTACTCACTACCCTTGTTCCGTCTCTTAGCTGCATCTATATTTGCCTGATCTGCCCACGGGGCCTTCCCAGTCAAGACGAACATCTTCCATCGATCCGGATCATTCTCCGCATCCAACCGCCACTTATGAGCAGGTGTCCCCTTGAATCCCGCGTTGGTCGATATGATTTCAACACCTTGGGGAACCCCGTCGGCGTTGTTTGCATGGGTCTCCATCACCGACCACTTGGCAACGTGAACCAACTCATTCAGGATCAGCAGATCAGGAGTGTCCCCTTGAGAACTTCCCGCGTTGTCCGTTGCTTCAATCACCACCTCCCCGACGGTTGTGCTCCTGATCTTGTTCTGAACCACCTTGACCCGATCGTTCAACCAAGGATTCTGAAATAGCAGATCATCAACTCTCCGCTTGATAATCCCTGCTTGCTTCTGATTGGCGGCACAAACCTGAACCAACACGGGCCGGATCGAGTAAGCCATAAGCCACAGCAGACAGAGGGCCAGGTCACCGTCCTTAGATGCCTTCTTGGTTCGCTCTATCCAGAATCGACGGATGGGCGGCATGGTCCCTTCTCGGACCGCATGGAGGGTGGGAGCAAGGGCCTCGAACGTCTCCTGCTGAAAGTCGGCTATGCAGTCCCTAAGATACTGGGGACCGGTGGCGGATGGTATCTTAACCACCCTGAGAAATTGCAGAAAGTCATCCTTCGCACGAACCTTTAGCTCGGCGTCTATCTGTTCCCGCAGCTTGACTTGCTCTGGTGTCAGCAATGCATCGGCATTTCGTCCTTGCCCTCTTCGCCTTCTGTTTTCCCCTTGCGGATATTCTCCATCGCCCGGTCAAGGGCTCTCAATATACGACTATCGATTTCTCGTCCATGTAATTCTCCCATGAATTCCGTTAGCAGCTCCTCATAGGCCTCCTTTTTTAATGGTGTTTCGTCCTTGCCCTCTTCACCTTTCGTTTCTTCACCACAAACACTCTTCATTGCTTTATTGAATATCCGCATGATTGGTCCGTTGGTTGAGTACCCACCCCTTTCCAAACGAGACATAAACAACATCTGCAACTCTTCACAGACACCTGCCTTCGTCAGCGTTTTCTTTTCTGCCCTGCCCTCTTTGATTGCGGCTTCCATGAAGTGCTTCACCAAATTGCTGATCGTCGTAGTCGAAGTCGTTTTGACGACATCGCAGTCCGGCAGGTGTCCCCAGTCCTCGACCAGGTATGCTGCCAATTCACTTGCGATACTCTCATTCTCATTCTTTCTGCCCTCCGCGTAAGCTCTGCCGATGAACACCCCCACCACTTCATCGATCGGAGTATTGTCTGGTATCTGGATCGGTCCGTTGAACAGATGTCTGAAACGCACGAGCAACAACTTTATAAGGTCCAAATTGTGCTTACGGATGATCATCTTTTTCAGGTCAAGGTCTTCTTCGATCCTGCTCTTGACGATCTTTTGATTGCGGCTTCTATGAAGTGCTTCACCAAGCTGGATCACATCCTCCGGTGGAGTTTCCTGAGTATCTGTATTCGCCAACTGGTCTTCCGCCTGCAACGTTCGCTTCTCCAACACCTTCATCCTCCTCTCCAACGCATCCTGTCCGTTCCACAACAATTCAAGCTGTCTTTCGACTTCCGCTTTCTTCATCTTACCATCTCCCATTCTAAGCCCCCGTAACAGCCCCTCTACTCGCTTCCAACCTTCACCCCTAGATTATACCCCACTCTGATTCAACGGCTCAAATGACCCCTTCTATGCACTACACCATTGGCCCTGACTTCATCCCTAACTTCCGACACGTTGCCCTGATTTCTAAGTCGGACGGCGGTTTCTCGTGGTTGATGGCCTTAATAGCCTCGCAGATCACTAACTCCATCGTGTCAGCGTAGACCGTCTCGCCGCCACAATCACCGTCCAGATACCAAAGGGACCACTTCTCTCCGTCGGGTGTTTCTGTCTTGCTGAGTACAGCACAGTGGCCGTCAATCGAAAACAGCCCCACCGCTTCCGCCGCATCCCTAGCATCGTTTATATCAGTAGTGGGGCGGAATGTTCCCTCCACATCATGGCAGATACAGTTACCATCAAACGACAAGCAAGCTGTGTATCCTATCGCCTCCGCAATGACGAGGTCCTCTTTTGGACTGGCATAGATTGGGTCATTCACTTCTCATCTTCCTTTCCGGGCAGCATCACCGCCCGCTGCTGTGCCGCCTCCGCAGCCCGGAGCTTGGCCAGACCATCCAGGCACTTATCGGTCGGCTGCTTGCCGGTGCGATAACACGCAAGCAACTCCTCGAGGTACTTGCGGAATAATCGCAGCCGCTTGATCTCGTCGTGTGGATTACTCACGATTCACCATCCTTTCCGGGCAGCGTTACCGCCCGCTTGATCTTTTTCTGCAACTTGTTGTAGTGACGCTCACAAAGGGGCAGGCCGTCCGATTGTTCGTGTGTTGCTGGCCGTCTACACAATCGCGTCCAGTGTCCTGTCCAATCCTTTTCGGTAATTCTCCTGCCACACGTTTTCGTAGCCATCACTCACCATCCTTTCCTGGCGGATAAATCAGGATACCATGGTTCTGGTATTTGCTAACATCAGGAAACGTATCTCCTGTAAAGGAGACGCATCCCGGTTGCCAATAACTAACACGCATCAAACCAGTGCGAGCTGCGTTCTCGTATAAATCGCTTATCTCATCTGCGGAAAGAGCCCTGTTCCAGGCACAAGTCCATGTCACGAAGCCCATTTCTGCTGGTGTCATTTTTTGGTCAACACTCATCACCACCTTCCTTTCCGGGCAGCGTCACTGCCTCGGCGGCTTTAATCATCTTCCAACATTCACTCGTCGTTGGATGTCCCAACATTTCAGCCGCAAACGACCGAGGCAACGCAGGATGGTCCCCGAGTGCCAATTGTGCTAGTGCTGCCCGCAGCCGCTTGATCTTCCAGTCCTTTGCCGCCACCATGTTCACGATGTCCGCGAACGGTTTGAGTGGATCACTCACGATTCACCATCCTTTCCGGGCGTCACCGCCTCAGCGGCTTCAAACTCGTCGCGAGTGTCATACATCGGCACTTCACCCGATAACGCACAGCAGCGAAGGAAGGCAGCCCACCGTTCCAGCTGCCTGATCTGCTCGGCTTGCTGAGATATTTTCTCAATCAAGTCCATTCCGTGGGTACGCCACAAAACCGCCTCTTCAGCATCGAACGGTTTGCCATTCTCAAGACCCCGTGCGTATAGTTTCACCCCTCGATATTTGCAGTCTTGTATCCAGTCAGGTAACTTAGCCATCGATAATTGTCCACCCTCAAGGTCCGATTCCAACTGCTCGATCTGCTCGGCTTGCTCGCTAGATTCGGCAGGCACCCGCCCCTGAATCCATTCGTTACCAGCACCGCACCGTAAGCACTTAGCCATCGCTTTTCTCCTTCGCCTCAGCGGCATCTAACATCCTAATATACTCAGCGTGATTTTTAGGATACGGGGCATCCTCGCCAAACGAGTCAATTGCTACGAAACGATATGCGATTACCTCTTGTTGCACATCCAGCAGGATCGATCCCGTTGCGTCTAATTCCGCTTGCAGCCGCTTGATCTCGTTCGTTTCACTTTGCACCTCCTTGTCTCGCAACAGCCACCCAGCCCGACACGCTCGCAACAGCATTCGTTCGACGATTTTTGCTGGAGCATTCGTGGCCAGTCGCCGAGTACTTCTGCCAACTTTCGTCCGGCGTACCCACTGTTCGGCTGCTGTAGCCGCGGGATCGTCGTCGTAATCCAAGAGTTCAGCCATCGCTTTCCTCCTCTACCCCTCCCTCAATTATAACCTGCTCCCTCTGCATCAGCTGATCCAGCATCTTGCGAGCTGCCTCCAACTCATCGCTTGGCGTGTGCTCAAACGGCCTCCCCTCAATGTGGACGTGCTGGTGAAGGTCCCCACCCATCCTCTCCATCTGATCGGTCCTCGTGTCCTTGCGTTGGATATAGAGCCCCCGCAGCTTAGCCGACTCAATTATAGACCTCTGTGCAATCACCAACAGTTGCAGATCAGCCTTGGTCGTCTTGACCTTCCTCTCGACCTTGACCTCCCCCTTCCCCTCGCACACTTGACATTCACACTTCCCGTCGCATTCCCCCTTGCTAAAGTCATACCCACATTTACTGCAATCCCCCTCATATCCTTCCTTGTAACCCCTGCCCAGGCACTCCTTGCATTGCACGTAAGTGATCGTCACCTCCTGCAGTCTCTTGTCGAAGTCAATCAGGCACCGGCGGGCTATCGCCATCAACTGTGCCTCCCTCACGGCAAGCATCTCATTCTCTTCCCCTATCCTGTCTGCCCACCTTTCGATCACCGCATTGACGAGTTGGTGTGTCTTGACCAGATCGACCTTCAGCTTCTTCGCAATCTGAGTATTTGTGCAGGCCTTCTCGATCAGGAAAGCCACCTGCCGATACTGATGCTCTTGATGAGGTGTCGTGCGTCGGATCATTCGTATTCGTTCATCGCTTATTTTCATTTTCCTTATTATACCACCGATCTACTATTAGCTTTGCTTACATACCCCTAGCTTGGGGGGTTCTGCTACTTCGCTCTCTCTCTGAACGACAACTTGGCTGCCTTGGCAGTCTTCCACACACCCACGTCGAGCAGTTCACCCAACACGGAGACTGCCCTCATCATTACGATGTCAGGGGCAGGGCCTCTCCCCTTCTCCGTCACCAGATAGATGCTGTCAGTCAGAATCAACCGCTTGCTGCTACCATATTCACTGAGCAACTGAATGCGATTTTGGGTCGTCAGATCGTCCCGGCAGGAGACGCTGCTCGTTAGATGTACAGCGAGCAGTTCGGCCGAGTGGAAACTCACATGACACGACGGGCACTCAGCCCTTCCCTCCGGTTGCAGTATCATAGAAACTCACTCCTCACAGGGGGGATTTTGAGATTTTAGGGGCTCCCCTCACTGGGAATTCATCCAGGTTTTCACCTACACTACTTTCTGCAACCCCCTTCAAAGATTTTAGACGATCCAGCAGCGTGTCCACTTCCCCTTCACAACGACTGTCTTCTTCTGCCAACCATACAAAACCCGCCACCGCTTCTGTCGCGAGCTTTTCCCATGAATCATCATTGGGAATTCGACACAACTGATCCCGGAGTATCATATTCCTATCTCATCCCCCTCCCCCACCTTGGACAAGTGCCCAACTTCTTTCTCAGCCATCTCAGCCTTCTTCGAGTCACGCCCAGCACGGTACATAGCCTCTAAGTATGCTTCCACAACATCCTCGATCGGCATCTCTTCCTTCAACGTAATCCCCACGTTCCAAAATATATGCCTAAAATGACTACTCATAAACACCCGCAACTTCCGCTCCAAAACACCCACCTGCTCTCGACGAATCGCCTCACACAATTGCTCGACCAATTTCTCTATTTCTGACATCAAACCATCTCCTATTCTAAGCCCCGTAAACGCCCCTCTAGTTACCTCCAACGATTGCCCCCTGATTATACCCCATCCGGATTCGAGGGCTCAAATGACCCCTTCTCGGTCGTTCACCCATCACCGGTCCCCCTTACCGTAGCGAGCATCCTCTTCTGCCAACCGGGTGCGACTAATATCATAGAACTCATCAAGGTCAGCACCCACGTCAAAATCCTGATTGGTGCCGGACGATAGTAGGATGGACAACTTGCCACCATTTCTTTTTTCCACCCAATCAAGGAATTCGCAGATCGTCTTTCGATCAGGCATGGAAGCCAGCATCCGCTGTTGCATCATTTCACGCATCGTTTTTCCTTTCCCAAAAATCCCCGCAGCAATGCGTAGCTGCATGCACGATTCGATTGCCTGTTTCGTCAACACCGAGAATCTGCACAATGCTATGAAGTGGCAGCCCCGATTTCTGGCCCGTCAAAACCACCCGCAAAATCAACGCTGCTTTGCGTTTAGACAATCCAGACAAATCAGCACACCAAATCAAGCACCGCTCAAAAGAGGGTTGATCTGGGAAAATCGTTTCTACAAATTGCGGACACCGTTCTTTCGTTCGACGCTCTTCATCCCGAATCTGCCTACCCCACTCCACAATCACTTCAGGCCATTGGGGAGTTACAGCATCCAGCAACGATTCAACCGCTCGACAAATATCCGCTTGCACCTGCCGACTTTTCTCTCTGTTCATCCTTCCTATACCTCCACCCTGACAATCTTACCACACTCAAGCTCCCGAATATGAGTCACGACGACAAATTGAATGCCCATCTGCTCGGACAGTTCCAACAGCATCCGCCTAATTCTCCCCCTATACTCCGCCGACACAAATTTGAACGGCTCATCAAGGACAATCACCTTCCTCGAAACAGGTCTGGTCAGCATCAAGCAGGCCAGCCGCAAAGCAAACGATGCCACATCAACCACCCCTCCACCGCTGGCCATCATCGGATCGACCTCCATCCCACCGCGAACGAACACTAGCACCGCCTCCGTCCTGCCCCGTTTCTGAACAAAGTTGATCCTGAATTCATACGGCTCATCGAAGACCGACGAAAGGCACCGACTGACCACGTCCGCGATCTTGCCATGAACCGTCTGCTGTATCGCCTGAGCCACCACCTGGAACACTCTACGAGCCGCCAGGCTGTTCTCCAGCCTCTCCGCGGACTCTGCAACCTCTGTTTTTAATTCCTTCTCAGTCTGGAGGGCCGTCCTGTGAATCAGGGCCACTTCAGACATTCGTTGTTGGAAGTGTTTCACCGTTTCTTTCTCCCCTTGAATATAGAAAAAATCTTCCTCATCTTTATAGCAACAGCCGCAAATGTGCCCAATTTAGCCGCCTCCCAATACGGACAATTACTAATTCCTGGAATAGCCGTCTGCCGATCTCTAACCGCATCCTTATTCATGCACCACCATGATACTGCTACCCACAGAAAAGAACAATCATTACAACAACGACGGGCAGTATTAGCCGGCTTTGACAACCTATTTTGTTTCATCCAACGAGTATCAGAATCGGACGCAGAGGGATCTACATGCCGTTTTTTCACATCATCGAAAGTCATCACACCAACGCCTCCAGCTTCTCGCCCCACTCGGCCTCGAACAATTTGTACGCCCTGTCGAACGCCTGCTTCGACCTGTCCTTTTTCTTCTCCAACTCCTTCAACTTTTCTTGGGCCTCTTCAATCGTATTGCAGCCGAACTGCTCCTTCAGTTGGGCCATCAACTGCTCGACCTTACCCGCTGCTCTCTCAGCCTTCACCCGCAGGCCCTCTGCCTGCTTCTTCATCCTCTGGTATTTGTCCAATTCCATAATACGGTTCCTTTATCAAGTATAGATCAAGTTTTTTCTCAGTCAGCAAAGTCCCGTACTTCTCTACCATCCGACGAACCACGCTGATCGCCGGCATGTCAAAATCCATCACCGAGGTTATCAGAACAAGCTCAAAGCCCTGCTCCAACAACCACCGCAGGTCGGCAGCACGCTCCAGCACCTTCTCTTCCGACGGCATGAACACTCCGTTGATGTATTCTGTGTCATCACCCCACGGCTCCCGCTTTTCCATAAGCACCCCCGTCGCCTCAATCCCGCCATATAAAATACAAGAATACGACGAGTGTAATCACCGTGTAAATCTCCAACACATCCCTTATCATAATTCCAGTCACTTCTCCTCACCCCTCAAAGTTTCACTAGCCATCTGCTTCAACATCTTGGCGAACTCGACGGCCCTCTCGTGCGTTGGGAACAGCAGTGCATGCTCCCGATCCTTTTCACTGACCCACGACAAATAGACGGCCCCCCGAATCTCATGGAGGTACATCTTCGCATTTGTAGCCCCCACATAGAAAAACAACACATATTCCTTGTCCGTCTCTAAGGCTAGTTCCCTTTTTGCTTCCCTCTCAGCCCTTATCCAATCTTGAACTGTACACATCACTTCTCCTCCATCACTCATTATCTATCGAAACCCACCACGTCTCAAAATCCGGGAATTTTCCATCGACTGGAGCAGAAAACTCGTCGAGAAACTCACCCACAAAATCACCTGACTCTTCCCGCTTGTATGCTTCGTAAAGTAACCGAAACGCTTCCTTATACTGCTCCATTACCCTTCCTCCCTCACGATATTCATCGAAAAACTCCAGGATGTCCACTAGGTCTGCCACATCAGTATCCAATCCCGTTTCCTCCCAAAACCGGTTGACAGCCCTCTGCCAGTAATTAGGGGCATCCTTGTCATAGCTAAAACCCTTCGGAGCTGTACACATCACTTTTCCTCCATCACTCGTTGAATGACTTCTCTGACACACTGCTTGACTCCGTTCTTTTCCACGTACCGCTCTATGGCATCCTCAAACTCCAGGAAGTCCCCGCCCAGCCCATGCAGCTCTTCGACGAACTCCGATATGTCAAGCTCATCATCGGCAGGCTTCTCCACCGCCTCGATCACGTCCTTGCTCGTGTCAAGATAGTGGGTGATTATTGTTCCATCATCTTGAAGCAATCCCACGCCCGACCTGTAGTTGATCTCATCAGCCTTCCGCCGCATAGGAGTCCCACAATTATAGACATTACAATCCCCCGTATGCGACGTAAACCCTTTATGGTTGTCTCCGAACACAGCCACGTCGTAGCCCTCAAGCTTCTCTTGCAAAATGGGGCTGTTCACGTTTGATTCCGGTGGAGCCCCTGGGTACATATTAGCAGGCATACCGACGTACTGATGAACAAGTGCGACGTGGAGGGTCTTCGACAGCGTAGTGCGGCTTGCTGGTTCAATTTCTTCCCCCCAAGGAAACGGGTAAATGCACAGATGTTGATTCATAAACCGTGGTTTCTCAACATGCTCTATCGTCCCCGCCTCCACAAGCGTCCAGTACGCCGACCGCTCGATGTCCTCCAACCTATGATGCGGGAGGTCATGCTGCCCCGGAATCGTGTACATCTTCGGCAGGTGCTTAATCGCAAAGTTTATGATACTTGGAGGAGCCCGCCACTTGTCAAATAAGTCCCCTGCGAAGAGTATCGGGCAGTCATGCTGCTCTTGCAGTCCCCTCAACTCACCCAAAACCCTGGCCATAGCTGCAAACCAATCAGGCTCCGACGATCTTGCTAACGGAGGCTTCTCCGACAGGTGTAAATCTGAGCACAGAATCGCTACTACGTTGCTCATATCTCGTACTCGCATTGCAGGTGGAGTGTCTTGCCGATGAGTGGCTCCAAGATTTTGTCCATTGTCTCGTCGGTCCACTCGATCTCATGGGGAAATTCATGCGAAACAAATCGCGGGTACGTATTCTCAAACTGGCTAACAAGCTCAGCCTTCCCAACGACCCGATTCACCCCAGGCTGATCGTGCAGTGATAACCAAATCTTTCTGACGCCCTCAGGAATATCGAATGCCTGGGACAACTCATCTGTGTGGAAGAGGCTACCCACTTTTTCCCACCATGTACCATTTCGCTTGAACTTCTTTTCGACGATTTTCATAACAGGTCTCCTGTCTCGGCCCCGCACAGTGGACAACGCCCCTCTAACGACTCTTCCAACTCCTCTTTTTGCCGATCGACCATCACACTCAATTGATCGACTGCTGCCATCTGAGCCTCTACGACTGTCACCAACTCCTGCAACGACTCGAAATGCTCAGTGGCTTCCTCCCACGATTCCTTCGCTTCCTCCAACTCCGTCAGGTCTGGAGCCTCAATGTCGCTCAACTCCCCCACCCCCTCGATTATAGCCGACAACCGATCTACGCTGACACCAAACGACTCCACCACCTCTCCCTTCAACACAACCTCCCTGGCAGCCCCTTCCACGTTTCTCAATGCATCTGCCCGTGCCCGCTCCCCGAAAGCATCTGCAAACAACGAGTACAACCTGCCGTAGCTTGCCTCGATTCCCCCATGGAGTGAGTGGAATGTTTCCAGCTCACCCATATCCTCCTTAGCCTCTTCCACCCAAGACAATCCCTGCAACCGTTCCTGGGCCCCCACAAGCCGTTCTGCGGCCACTTCGCTCCTGGCCTTGTCCTTAGACACCATTCGATTGACGGCCGCTAGAGCATCGTCCATAGCCTCCAGATTGACGATGGTGTTAAGTTCCCGCCCGACCTGCCCAGCCGTCTCCGCCAACCAGAACGGGGAGTCGTGTTGTCCCTGCCAAGTGACGGGGGAAAGATTGAGGAGATTGGCGATCGGCTCCGGGACGTTGGTGCCGAATGACTTGTACTTTTTGCCGTCCAGAGTGTACTCGTTTTCAGATGTTCCCTTGGTTCTGCCGATCACCCTGCCATCAATCTTCAGGCGGACACCACACCGCTTGGCTCCGTCCCTCACGAAAGCATCACCACCAGGGCTGTTAGTGCAGGCCCATCGCAGGGCCCGGATGATGGCGGACTTGCCGCTGTCCGAGGGGCCCGTCAACACAGTGACCAGCGGATCGAAGTCGATCTTCCGATTCTTATGGCACTGGAAATTTCGGATTTGCAATTGCTCTAGTGGCATTATTCTCTCTTTCTCTCCGTCCATGTGTTGATTGTATTCTGCAATCGACGACCTTCTCGCTCGTATTCAGTTTTCACCAGATGCCATTTCAATTCCATCAAACGCACCGCAGCAAGAATCCCGCCCTTAAAATAGGCCCTCGCAGCATCCCTCCCCTCCTCGTCCGAGGTTCCCATTTCCTCTGTGATAACTACCCCCAACGATTGCACCTTGTACCACATTTCCTCCAAAAAATGCTCGATCACGACACGATACTTCAGCGTGGTGTGGCCGCCGTTCTCATACTTTATGTACACCATGAGCTGCCCAAACCGTGTACCGACAAGATTGCAGAATCCCGTCACAGTGTACGAGTGTTCCTTGCTCCGCCAATCCAACGGCACCACATCATACGGATCTGTGTAAATCATTCCGGGTCCCTATTTTGTTGCGTTGGCACTGCGTACCATTCCAGAAAGCGATTTCCAGCAGCCGGCCAATTCTCCCGGATTCTTTTGCACTCAGGACATCGATGTGCCGTCTTCCCTTCCTTCTTCATCCAATCAGAAGTCACATCAACCATGGTTTTTCCGCATTTGCATTGCATCACAATCCTTTCTCCAATTCCACCTCGCACGGATTCACCAAAATATGCTCGGCTTTCTTCCCACACTTTTTACAGGCCACGAGAATCAAGGCCTTCTTTCGGAAGTGTACATTATGCAGCTTCATCATGTCCTCGACGACATAATCAGCAGCCGCCATCTGCTCAAACGGCGACGGCAGAACCATCTCACCGAGCACTTCCCATTCGTGTTTACAAGATTCAAACATTATTCACACCCTCTCTCAAAACGTTGATCCGAATCGTCCAACGAAACCCCTTCAACTCCCCCGTATTCCTCCGTCGCCAGGTCCAGAATCCACAACGCATCTGCAACGTTATCGTCCTCGATGTCCTTGTCCGGCCACCGCTTCTTTGCCGCTCCGACCATCGCAGCCTTGTCTCGTTTCACACCCTTCTGCGGGATGGCATGTTTTTTCACGGACATCAAATTATAGCCGACGTGCTCGATTCCGTTCTTCTCGCACCAACGCTCTATGATTGCCTGGAGCTTTGTCTGCAACTTGATCGCGGTAAAGTTTGCCTTTGGCCCCGCTCCCGCCGTGATCGACTCGAAGACAATCAGGTCCACCCCCACTGCACTCTGTATCGAGTTCAGCTTGCCCTCAAACCTGATAAGCCGCATTCCAGAGGACTCATCGTTCTTGATGCGGAGATCCCAGATGCCGCAGGTGCCGTTGCTGTACGCCCATCCAGTGATTGTGGCGGGGTCGATTGCCAGGATTTTCATAGTCTATTTTTCACACCTTTACAAACTACGCAAAGGTAAGCTCCACCATGCACCCCCTTGCTCTTCACGGCCTCGATAAATTCAGCCGTGTCTATCCTAATTATATCCATAATACAACCACGATCCTCAGAATCCGAATGCCTCTCAAGGACCACACCCTCCCCATAATCCTCCAAGAGTTCAACGGTGTATGAACCGCTTGTCCTCGGATACTCCCCCTTTGCTTTCCCCAATATCCTCCCATTAACCATCATCTTCGGGAAGATGCCGTTCTCGAAAAACGGCTTCTCCCCCTTCACCACTCCCGACAACAGGCCACCGAACAGGGGGACACCAGCCAACGCACCCAACAGCTTTCGTCTTGTAATCATCGCTTTGGTTCCTTGTTTTGGAATGAATGAAAAAAATACTACCCCTAGTCCCAACTCAGGCCGCTTTTCTTCCTGACTTGCACGGCTCGTTTCCCTGCTTTAGTTCACGCAGCTCCTTCTGGAGGACGCGAATCTTGGCCTTAGCCTTGGCCAACTCTTCCTTGAGGGCTTCGTACTCCCGTCGCGAGATAGAACCGAAGCGGGGCTTGCCATTTCCTTTCTTCTTATCAGCATTCCTTGCCGAAAGAATCTTCGCAGTATCATCCCTGAGGACATCAAGCCGGCCCGATTCCCAATCCTTTTTGTTCGGGAAATACTTAATCATCATAAGCATATCATTCAGGCCCAGAGCAAACCGGCCGGCGTACTCTTGGAGCTTCACCTCAGCCTGTTCCTTACCTCCCAAACCTTTACAGAAAGCAGCCGTCTCCCAGAGCGTCCTGAGAATCTCAGCCGTCTTCCACGCATTGATCCCGTTCGCCTCTGTGAGCAAATCCAACTCAGCAACCAACGTCTTCCAATTCTTACTCATTTTGAGTCTCCTAAAAAAAGAGTACCAACAATCTGAAGAACAGAAAATACCATATTTTCCGTTCGTTTGACACATGTACTTTTTTACAAATTTGCCACAATTACCACAAGGTAATATGACACGAGTCTTTTTTAACCCCCCTTGCCCACCAATTTTTCCACCAGTACAATCCGGGCAATAATTGTATTTACGTATTTGAGCTAACTGCCTGTGAAAAAATATCCCACAATTGGAACATTGTACTACTCGTTTTGCCCTCGGTATCAGATACAAATTATCAGAGCTACAATTTGTGGTGTCTCTATCCAAAAACCCTATCCGATCCCCTTCCTGAAGTTTCCCATGTGTTTTCTCAAACACCAAACATGCCTTAGATACCCATCCCCTATCCGCTAAATGATGCCCCGGCATTTTTACCATCCAACTTTGATCCCACAAACGCTCCTCCCCAACTGCACACACCGCAAGCTTTGAAACCACCGTTGGATTACCATGAGCAAGCCAACGTATATAATGCTTCCCACAAAATCCCTTTGCCTTTATTGGATCACCACATACTTTGCATACGCCAATTCGGGACCGCCGCAACTTGTTCCAACAATCCCAGCACCTCGAATGCCCGTGAGCACAAACACCCCCACAATCTTTACAAGTAGCAAACATTGGAGCCCTACATCTAGAGCAAGGCTCCCCAACTTTGGCCGTCTTACACCCGCATCCATTCGGACAATCAAGGTAGTTAGAATATGGCTTCCCCTTTAACACAATCATCGGATCACCATGTACCTGCCAACGCCGGTAATGCTTTACGCAAAGCCCCCTTGCAATACTAATTTTATCACAACCAACCATAGAACAAATCTTTTTCATCACAACGATCCTTCCTACCCCAATTATACCCCACTACCGCTTCCACCTTCTTTCCGAAGCACCCAACTTCCGCATCACAAACGCCCGCCGCTCGGCAGTCAACCGATCCATTCGCAAATCAAACGTCTCCAGCCCGTCGAGTGGCAGCCGAATCAACTGCAAGTTTCGATTGTGAATGCTCAGCCCCGCCTCGATCTTGTCCATTGCCGCCCCAGGTTTTAACGTCCCCGCGTAGTATTTCGCGGCTGTCTTCAATCCGATCCCTCGAATCCCCTCGATGTTGTCCGACGTGTCCCCTGCAAACGCCTTGACGTGTGGCCACATCTCGGGAAGCACACCCCACTCTTCCACAAATAATTGCCGGGTGGTCCGCTTCTTCACCCGTGGATCGTAGCAAATCGCATTACTCCGTAGCAACTGCCACAGGTCTTGATCGGCCGACACGATCACCGCCCTGTCGTTCTCCTCCATCCCCTGCACCACCCCAGCGATCACGTCGTCTGCCTCATATCCTTTTTGGCTGAAAATGTTTCGATAGCCCATTCGCTTGAACAGCCTCGGCATCTTCCTAAGCTGCCGGATGTACTCCTGTTTGATTGCCTTCTCTTCTTCAGACAGGCCCTCTCTGCGATTCGCCTTGTACTGCGGATAGATTGCCCTACGCAGCCCTTTGCCCCGATCGAAGGCCAGGACAATCACGGTGCTACCGAAGAGTTCCCGACACGTCTCCACGGTCTGAATAGCTCCAAGGGCCATGCCGGTCCCCTTGCCCTCAAACTCCAGGAAGCCAGTCGCAAAATATGCCCTGGAGCAGATGTAGTTGACATCGACAAGGAGGACGTTGTTCATCAATCAAACATCCTTTTCTCGTGTATCAAGCCATGCTTGATACGTTTCATAAACCGTACTTCCTACAGGCAACCGAGCTTCACTGAACGTCCAAGAAAAACACAATCCCCAAACACAATAATGAGAAAAATAAAACGGCATCTTGTATTGCCCGTTGGGAAGTCTGGGAAAAGACAACAACCGACCAATGACCATGGACAAACCAAATCCACGATTGCATCGATATGCCTTACACCAACCATCAACGTCTTTATACTTCTTCCGCCACTTGGCATGGCCCGGATGCTCCCTCACCCGCACTCCAGACGGCTCCCCACAATTCTGAACAATGCTAGGTCTCTTGTGCGGACACAAAGGAATTCTATTCATTTTTCCATCTTCTTCTCAAATCCCGGTAACAGCCCCTCTACTCGCCTCCAGCCCTCTGTCCCTTGGTTATCCCTAATCCCAAATCAAAGCCGCGTATGGCCCCTTCTCGGCGATTCTAGGGGGCTTCGCTACTATCCTCCACTCTGCGGGTGCTTCGGGCTTTCGCCACGTTTGATTGCCTCGTAAACCTCCTGCCGATGGATCGGGACTTCCTTGGGGGCCTCGATTCCCAAACGCACCTTGTCACCTCGTATCTCGACCACCACCACGACAATGTTGTCATTAATAACGATCCGTTCATCCTTTTTGCGAGTCAACACCAACATCATTCAATCCTCTATCAGGAATAACGCGGTTTGCGGATTACTTCGCACGCCTTCTCGATTTCATTCCACACGTCAGTGACCAGCTCCCGCAGGTCACGCTCCAACCCACCCGCTTCGATCTTGCGGATCAGCGTCTCCCGTTTGCCTTTCAAGTCTAGGTCATCTGCCACGATCATCCCGTTGGTGGCCGGCCAGTGATCTTCCTCCACCAGAAAATCAACGCAGCTTCCCAAATCGTCAATCCCCATACTGTAGTGGATGGGCAGTTCAATCGTCCGGTCCTTGCCCTGAATCCTGTTTTTCTGCACCTGGACTTTGACCTTCACCCCGATCTTCCGTGGCTTCCCCTTGACCGTTTTCTTTATCACACCACGCACAGACGACCACAACTCCAACCCACAATAGAACTTCAAGGCACGGCCACCGCTGCGGACTTTGGAGGGCTCAAACGGTCCCCCGCCCACGTTGTCCCGCGTCTGGCTTATCAAGATCAAGATGGAGCCCGTCTTGTGTATCCCCGACAAAACCTTCCGCAGCATCGTGCTGTTGCTCTTGGCCTTGCCGTCACCGTAGTCTCCTTTAGCCACCGGGCCACCTCTGGAGGCCTTCTTCTTTTCGTCGAACTTCTTTTTTTCGTACAGGCTGCTTAGAGCGTCCATCGAATCGAGCACGTAGACGAACGGCTTGCCAATCTTTTGAGCGTCATCCACGTGGAAGTAGAAATCCTCTATCGTCGCAGAATAGACCGGCTTGCCTTCATCGTCCACAGCAGGGGGCTCCAGCCGATCGGCGACGCCCTTACCAAAGAACTTCCGCAAACTCATCAACGCCCCGCCCTCCACGTTGTCGAAGATGAGTCGATAGTTGTCGAAGTGTCGATTGATTGCCGCCTCAGCGAAGCATGTAAGCGACAGGAACGTCTTACCACTAGCCGAATCACCGACGATGAAAAAATAATGCCCCTTGAGAAAGCCACCGTAGGGCTTCCCGGTGCAGGCCATGTTGAGAAGCGTGGAGCCCGTGCTGAGATAATCAGACCGGAGGATCTCTTGCTGGACCACGAGCGGTTTTAGCAGGGCTTTCCTAGCAGCGTCGGAGTCTTTAGTCATTCCTGTACTTCCTTTCAGTGGTCCCGGCAGGACTCGAACCTGCACCGGCAACTTCAAACGACCTTCTGGCGGTCAGCCTTGGGAGCCTCCCTAAGCCGCTGTCTGGGTCTATCACGCCGGACGGTTGGACATTTCCTGCGTCTACCTGAGCCGTTCGGCTCATTTCCGCCACGGGACCAATTCGCGACCCTTTTGGATACCCGGCAGCCGCATTCCGGGGCGTGGTATGCTTCCTTTTCAAAAGGTCCTGGAAGGACTCGAACCTTCGCCCGCAGCATACGTTCACTGCGAAACCACCACGGCCAGACTGTACACATCCAGCCACAGGACCATGCTGTCGATCGGTTCGGATGCCATTTAGTGAGCCACCGATCGACCGTACCCCGCACTATCTCACTTCTTAACACCCTTCATGCGGTTTGCTTCCAAAACAAGCAACAGGCGGGGGCGGACCGGTTGGGGGCGGGACCCCTGATTCCAACTGGCGATCCTGTGGCTGGCTGTTACTCCAACCGCTCCTCGACGGGGAACCCCCCTCGATGCCGTCACATCGCTGCTGCTTTAATCATCATCGTCATCGCCACCCCAATCCTCGTCATCGTCAAACAAGTCATCGTCATCATCAGGTTCAGGTTCAGGTTCAGGTTCAGGCTTCTTCTTCGCCTTGGCCTTCGGCTTGGCCTTGGTCGTTTTCTTCTTCGGTTCCGGTTCCGGTTCCGGCTCATCCTCATCCTCAAAAGGGATTAGCTCCACCTCATCCGGGGCAACCGCCCGATGCACCTCACCTTCTTCGTCCATGATAGTCAAGGAGGTTCCATCCGGGCTGATCTTGACAACGTCACAGGTTCCGAAGTCCTCATGGCTCACACTCTCGCCCTTCTCGATCCCGAGGTCATCGGCAGTTTGGGCCTTGGCCTTCGGCTTAGCCTTTTTCGGAGCTTTCTTTTTCGGGGAAGCAGCAGGCTCATCATCATCCTCGTCCTCGTCTTCGTCGTCGGGCACGTCAATCTGGTGGAAGATTGCCTTCAGCTTCTCGTAGGGCTCGATGGTGAGCAGCTCGTCGAGCACGTTTGCCGCCTCAGCAATATCAGAAGACAGCGGCTCTTTTCGGGACTTGAAATCAATCGACTCAGTGGTGAAGAACTTCGTCTTGTTGAAAAAGTCCTCTGCGAATCCGACCCGCAACGTGGAACCATCTTCCAGATCAGAAAAGAATTCGTAGTCGTCATCTTCATCCGCGTTGTTGATCCGAGCATCGAGTTGCTTGCCAAACAGATGGAAGCTCACGTCCCACACCTGGACACCCTTCTCGGGCTCCGCGTGGTCATAGATGTTCCACAACTGCCGCTCTTTCGGCAGCAGAGCCTTGACCGTGTTTTTATCGCTGTCTGGATCAGCAGCCAGCACGGCACGGGCCTCGCAGATCGGGCACGGCTTGTTGGCTGTCTTGGCCGGGCAGACATAGGAATCGTTGTTCGGCCCGATCCCACGGTGGGCCCAAAAAGTTCGCTCAAAGTGGACCTTGCCATCTTCCTTCCACGGATTGCCTGCACCACTTGGTACAGAGTATGGAATGATGTCAAACTTCATCGGCCCGGCTTGCTTGACCGAGAAGAAAGATACCCCCTCGGGCAATCGGATCGACATGCCAGCAGAGCTTGTCTTGTGCTCCTTAGCACGCTGCCGACCACTTACTCGTTCTCGCTTCTGTCGCTTCTGTCGTGTTGTCGCCATTTTTGTCTCCTTGCTCTTGATTGAAAAAACACTTCTCTACCTCGATACCACCCGTAGGCGGACAGTTTCACGCACAAGTACAACATGCACGGACCGGCTATCACCATGCCCATCATCGCCATCATCATCAGCCAGCCGGACCATGTCATTGTCTCGGTTTCCCCCTCCTAGCAGCCCGCTTCTCTGCGTTGCCCATCACCTCTCTATTGTCTCCATCGGCGTGCGGCGTGGAGAAGTAGTTTTGTCCGTGGAGCTTGACCAGATTCTCCAGGGTTTGTTTTCGATGCTCCAGTGCCGTCGTGGTAGCCCTCAGAATCTCCAGCTCGTACTTGGCCTTCCCCACGGCAGCGACCGCAGCCTGATACCCATCGTTGCCAAGGATCAAGTTCTCGACGACCTTCTCAGTGATCTTCGCCACGTCGTAGCTCTCCGGAGAACTTCGGATGTCAGCATCCAGATCAGCTCTCGTAACATCAAGGGCCGACTTCACTTGATCGAGACGACGGACTGCAACAGCCTGCTTTTTCGCCCAGGTAAAGTAGAGCTTCGGTTGCCCGATCCACTCTTCATCCAGCCGGAATTCATCGATCTCCAGCCGGGGACCTTCAACTTCTTTCGTTACACCTGCCATTTCAATGTCTCCTGTTTGATACGGGTGTCTACGTACTTCCTGACTTCTTTCGTGGCCTCGGCGATCGCATCGGCATCCCGATCGCACTGCACCTCCAGCCCTGCCTGAACCTTCACCGATTCATAATTCCCAAGGTTGATCGTGCGGGTGACCGAAAATGATACTCGTGCTTGCTTCGCCATCGTTCTCAGTCTCCTATTTCAACAGTTCCCAACAAGTCAGGGCCAGTCCCGCGTGCTTACTATCGTAGAAATTGTCACGGAACAGATCGATCACGTCGGCTGCTCGTGGAGCCTGCTCGCCCCCACCTAATAAGACCTTCCGCATATAGCCGAGCACCATATATCGGATATTCTCCGGATCATCGTCGATGGCCTTCAGAATCTTCGCGGCCCCTCCCCAACCACCTCCCTGCAACAACACCTTGCAAAGCTGAAACGCCTGCTGCTTGCTACTCCCACGCTCCAGCATCCTCAGTTGCTTCTCCCTATCATCTTCCCCTATCACCTGACTCAACAGCACCAAAGCCTTGCGAGCCGATCCCTCTGCAATCTCCACGATCTTGTCGATCACATCTTCATGCAGTTCAATTTCCTCTTTCCCAGCAACTTCCATCACTAACTGCTCGACTGCCTTGACCGACAGAGCCTTGACCCTGATCTCTTCGCAGCGTGTGAGGATTGTATTCTTGAGCTTCTGCGGATCGGTCGTAGCGAGCATAAAATAGACATGCCCTGGAGGGTCTTCCAAGAGCTTGAGAAAACAATCCTGAGCCGCTGGGGTCAACTGGGCAACTTCATCGATGAGCCAAACTCGCGTAGTCCCAACCAACGGTGAAAGGCCGACCCGTTGCCCAATACTCCTCACCATATCAATGCCACGGTGACGTGCTGCATTCTCTTCAACAAAATCAGCATCACCGCAGTCCAGGGCACGTCTCAAGATTCTGGCCAGCGTTGTTTTCCCGCAGCCCGAGGGACCAGTGAACAGAATTGCATGGGGAACCGTCTTCGCTTGCAGGTGCTTCCTGATCGTGTTCACCGCTTCGGGCTGCCCCAAGACTTCCTTAAGCGTCTTCGGCCGGTGTTTCTGATACAATCCTCGATTCGTTTCGGTCACTCGCTCGTCTCCTTGCCTCTATTATAGCTAACCCCAAACCGAACTATCTCCGTTCATTTCGTTCCACTCTGCCACAGCATCAAGCGGTTTACGATAATTGGTCCGCACAAATTCATTGTCGAGTTCCAACGACTTATCACAAGATGATCCGATACGAATTACTCGTCCAAGTCCATACCGATCTTCAGTCGCTTCTGCCTCTTCACAATGCCGACCGCAAACAATACATGGAACGCAACCATCCGGCACCTTTACAGATGTAGACGTAAACTCCATTGTCCTTACTCTTTCGGTGGAACGTACCGTGCAATGACCCCGTAACCGTCATCCGTCTTGGCGATGCTCATGGATACACCAGCACCACCTCCCCGAACGTCTTTCACCAGCCCCGTGAGTTCTGCTATAAGCCCATGAGCCGCGTAGGCTGCATGCTCCACGGCGTCTCCGGCCTCTGCAGCCTCACGACCAGCTTTCTTCAACGGACCTTCTTTTCTTCCAAATCCAAACATTGATCTTTCTCCTTTGAAACGGCAACAGGGCCCCACAAATCTAACCTTCGATGTCTGCGACCGCCGGCTGCCCTCGATGGTTTTTACCATCCGCTTGCAGGCCGCAGCAGTAGGCTTGAACAACGAATCCTCCAGCATGATATCTCTCCACTACGAAGTGAAGGCAACACTACGTGGTGAATAGAACTCATCCGGCACACCTTTCGAGCCGGTCAATTCGATCCTCCCATCGCCATGACTGTTCCAATTCACCCAGCGGAGATTGTGTCGTTGGGTATCGTCCCACTCAAGTCCAGCCATCATCAACGCATGACCCCACCAATTGTAGGCGTGGTAGCCCGGCGACGGACTCAGCAGCAATGAAACACACTGAGCAACGTGCTCTTCCTCGTCACCGCCAGCGGGCCCGATCGTGTCAAACCATTCCAACGGGCGGTGGTGGAGAGCATTGGCCTTGGCCTCCTCGCTAAGTCGCCTGGGAATCTGCCCGTCGGCACAATACTCATGCTCGGAAATTCCCCGCGTCGAAGCACCTCTTAGAGCATCCGTCAGCCAGTAGCCCTGGTTTCGCCAATTCACGAGCCAGCCCAACGTGGCAGGGGCGAGCCGTTGATATTGCTGAGCTTGCATCAACTCGACTGCCTCGACCACACTGGCCAAACTGTATGCCCAACAATATCTCGTGGGGTTCTGATTCTTCGCCGGAACTTTGTTTGCCTCGAAATAGTGGATCGGAAACATCTTCTTTGCGTTACATTCCTCGATCCGTTCTTTCCACTGCTCCTTCGGAACCAGCTTGTCCGGGTAGTCACCTACCGGTCTCAATCCTTGTGCTAGTGCCTCTACACTGCCGTAGCGAACGTATCGTGGCAGCACACCACACTCCCGCCTGACGTGCTCCCAATTGTTGTCACCGATTCGCGGAACGTTCATGGCAACTCTCCCTTGTCAAGCAACTCGAAAACGGCATCCTCAGTCAGCGGTAGCGGAAAATCCTGCACCTTGCCGCCGGCCAGTGGTGCCAAACAGATACGAGGCAGTGGATCACCTTCGCAGGCGGCCAAATAAGCGGTAAGCTCCGCCGGAGCGGTTCCATCCGCTCCCTGACTGTGCTGATCCACCACTGCCACCAGCCGGTGTCCTGCCTTGGCCAGTCGCTCGCGGAACGTCAAGCTGGCAATTATCACCTGCTGGGCACGCGGCAAGTTGTCGAGTTCCTCCCGCTCGAACACGATCACTACTTGGTGCTTTACCCCCGGCACCGGAGGCTCTGGCTCCGGGGGCAAGGGAGGGTCCGGGTCTACTCCATTCCCATAATCGAATGTAGCAATCGCGAACGGGTCGGCACCGGGCGACGCCACCTGGACGATAAACGTACGGGGCCCCACCGCAGTCCCAGCAAACAGATGATAATTTTCCAGCTTGAGCACGACATCGCCAGCCACATCGACTCGATGCCAGAGGGGAGTTTGGCCCGGCTCCAACCCCTCGACGGACAACAACACAGCCGTGCCAGGCTTCAACGCTTGGCCGGGCGGGAAGCTCGTCACGTTGATCGAAAGCTCACCGCCGAAGGCCGGGGCCACCAACAGCGAGACAGCCAGGGCCAGGCAGCCAATCAAGTGGCTGCCCAGCCGGATCATTTCAGAACGCTTCATCGGATCAATCCTTGGTTCATGGTGTCAAGTGACTACGCCGCCAATTCGAGGGCCATGTCGAACCCGGCGTTCACACACCAAGCATCGACAGAGTCTACTGTCTGGTTGTCAGCGAACAGTGCAAACAACTGCAACAGCTTTGTAATGAATTCCAAAATCATGTTGAAGATTTCTCGCAAACGGTCTACGTCAATCTCACCACTCTCCGCTTGCGAAGCCAAACTGACTTTCAATTCTTCGACGGCAGCAGAATCACCGTTCTCGACGGCCCGCATGAATTGGAGTCTCCGCATACCAGCAGCTTCCGCAGCGTCACGAATAACCTCCCTCGCCACCTTGCGTTCGGCTCTGGTCATACGTCGAGCAGCTTGCGGGGCTGCGTCCGTGGTCACAACTACATCACCGGTCACCGGGACGATCGCAGGAGCGGCACACAGCGGGGAACAGAGGATTGCAAACAGTGCAATCGACAACAGCACCAAATTAAAACGCTTCATCACACAAACTCCTTGAAAAAGAAAATGGGAAACTCTACTTACATTATACCTTACCCCAAACCAGAACCTAGACAATTCCAAAACTGGATCGAGCCCTCCTGCAAGCACTACGAATCCTCTTCTCTGCTATCTCGAAATATCCCTCATCGATCTCGCACCCCACGAACTTCCTTCCCACTTTGGCGCAGGCCACCCCGGTGGTTCCACTCCCCATGAACGGATCAAGGACCACTCCACCAGTCGGAGTCATCGTCAGTTTACAAAGGTACTCCATCAACGCAACTGGCTTGACCGTTGGGTGGTTGTTACTTCTCAATTGACTTTTCCGACCACCGTCTCTTAAAGCCCTAACACCAGCCAATTGTTCTTCCAACCCCTTCAACCCAGCATTGCGTTCCGACTTGCTGGCCTTGGCACAATAGAAGAACCGAGCGGCGGAGCCCTTGCCGTCCCCGTAATCGAATGGAGTATGATTATCCGCAATTCCTTTCCCGTAAATTTTATTGTCGTGGTCGTATGGCTTACTAGCGACGTGGTTTAGCCCCGTGCTGCTGGCCCCCTTCATCCCCGGAAACCCCACCAGCAATTCCTCGCTGCCGTCGTGAATCACGTTCGCGGGCCAGCGTCCAGTACATTCTCTCGGCGGGGCACCCTTGAAATCTCCATAGCATGGTGTTCCCTGCTTACTCGTCGCAGGATTTACTCGCCTTTCCACCCCCACCCTGCAACCATCCACGTTGATTCCCGCCACCCCATGCTCCAAGGCGTTCTTGACAAAACCCGAACCGACCTCTATAATGATCGTAACACGTTTACCAGCACGCACACGACGCTTTACGTCTGCCGGAATGATAGGTATTCCCTTGGAAAAGTCGAAAGCAACTTTAATCTGTTCCATGTGCAAGCGTTCCTTTCAACGACACCACTATCGGATACAAGCGAGAAAAACCGACACAGTATTTTGCAGCCGTGATTATCACGTGGCATGGAAACGAGCCAACATGACACACCGTAATTGTGGTGTTTTGAGAAGCCCCAGCGGTCGCCGTCTCGACGTTCACCACATTGATCCACGCCGCAACTACGATGACCAGGACGAGGCTAACATCCTGAAGAACTTGGTAGCCCTTTGTGCCCCGTGTCATTCGACTTTGGAAATGGCAATTACACATGATCGGCTTCAATCGCTTCCCACTCGTCTAAGAGTTCTGGGGTCAGTTCAATAGACCACGGTTCTTTGTCCAGTGGCTTCATGGCGACGATGATCGGCTCAAATGCTGGTTTTAGAGAAGTCCCCCAGCCGTCCCAGAGTTGGGCCGCTTCGGTGGCAGGATCTGGTCCATCACATTCATGGTAACCAACCTTTCGACTTTGATCAATCCAAGGCCGGGAATCACATGATCCAGACATTGTACCAGACGTAATAGCCCGAGGTTTGTGCTTTATTTGTTCCCTCTCCACACCCGCCGCCTTGTCGATTGCCTTGGAAATGTCCAGCGATTTTGGGAAGCCGCTGCCGTAAATCCACATCACGCAATCACGAATTTCCCAGCCTGCGTCCTCAATAGCACACGCCAGACGGTGGTAGGTTCTCGTGCCCCCGAACGCCAGCAGCATTGCTCCTGGCTTACAGACCCTCATTATCTGCGTCCAGAATTCTACACCCGGCACACCATAATCCCAATCCTTTCCCATGAAGCCTGTGGATGGTATAATAGAACAAGCCTTTTTATATTCTGAAATATGGAGCCAAACATGAAAGTAAGCATCTGTTGCCCCGTCTGCGGTATCAATTATTACGCTGATTCGACAAGGCTTAAATTCGGGAGGCAGACCACTTGCTCCCGTGCGTGTTCTTACAAGTTTCGTGCAGCTAAGTTGAGAAACCAAATCACAGTCTCTTGTGCCAATTGCGGATCGGAGTTCACCAGAAGCCCCAGTACCATCAAGAGTAAGCACAAAGCCCTCTACTGCTGTGCTGCTTGTATGTACGCTGGTCGAACCGCTGGGCATACTCCCCGAATTTGTACGAAGCCCTATGTTTTCACTGAAGCCGGGAAGATTGCACAAAAGGAAAGCGGAAAGAGGGCAGCAGCGACCCGCCGCAGGCGTAACAACTATGGGCACACTGAAGCTACCAAGGCCAAACTGAGTGCCGCATCTGCCAATAGCATTGCCAATGGAAAAATCAACCGAATCTCTAAAATCGAGAACATAGTCTCCGAGGAAATGACCAGGCTCGGTTTTGAATTTACGAGACAATACTACATCAGAGAACCTAACACAGGAAGATTCTCTGCCTGCCTCGACATGTACATCCCAAAGCACCGAGTCGCTGTCGAAGTCAACGGCACATTCTGGCATGCTGATACCAGATTCTACGATCATACCAATCTTTCGCCTGCTCAAATTAGAACATTGGAGCGGTATGCCCGCAAGGTCGATATACTTAGCAAGCTCAGGATCGAACTCATTGAGATTTGGGAATACGACATCAACCAATCTGCGAAAAACGCTGTTGAATTTGTGTTGCGAAGATGGATCAGATAACCCATACGGAGGATCACAAATCACAGAGTCGATAACCCCCTCCTTCATCCTATTCAAGACCACTCTGCAATCCTTGTTGAACAAACGGTGACGCTTGTGCTTCTTCATGCCCCCAACTCCCTCAGAAGATAAATCACATATCCATCGTACTCTGTCTCATTCCACTCGAAAAGCAAACCCCGTTCCTTCAAACAGTCGTTCACATTTTCCATTATGTCCATTGCATCATCATCGCAGTCAATCTTTAACTCATCTTCCATTATGACAACTCCTTTTTCTCCCACCAGTTCACATCCGACCCCTCAATGTCGATCCCCAACGGCACCACGATCCACCGCCACGCCTTCCGCAATTCATCCAACGTGATCCGCCTCACCCCTGCCAGCACGGCATCCAACTCATCCTTCACCACATCCAACAACAGCGAGTCGTGAATCTGGCCGATCACCCGCGACTTCATCTTCGATTTTCTCAGCCACCTGACCACCCGTATCAAGCTCCACAGCAGACAGTGAAACGCCGAGCCCTGGATCGGGTAGTTGACCGCTTCGTTGCGTTTCATTACCCCTTGGAAAACGAATCCAGTCAGGCTCTTCATCCAACCCTTCCGCTGGTATTCTGCAAACCAGTCTTTCTTCCATTGGGCGTAGACCTGGAATCGAACATCCCAAAAATGCCGCTCAAAATCTTGTATGTGCCGCTCGAACGATCCACTCACCGCAGGCACCTTCGGATTGCACGCTCCCAAGTGAGTAATTCCCCGATTCAATAGGTGCTCTTTCAAACCCATCCCATCCTCTCTGGTGGCACCAAACGAATCTATCCCATCCCACAAACCCTTTGCCACGTTGGGATAATATGAACCATAGAACTCAGGGAACGTGCATTGATTCTTCGTGAGCTTCCTGGCCTTGCTGGTCATCTGTTCCTGCGTCAGCTTGAAGCACTCCATAGCCACGTCGCGGTGCATGTCGGTAGACGGATCGTTAATGTAGTCGATCATCGTCGGATCAAAATGGTAGCAGGCACCCACGTTCACCTCCACCCTCTCGTAATCCACCTCCACCAACACCCTACCCTTTCTCGGAATGAACGCCCGCCTCAACAGCTTGGCCAATTTTGGATCACGAATCGGGAGGTTTTGGAAGTTGGGGGAATCTGAAGACGACCTGTACGTGCGTGCCAGGTGGAGGTTGTAGAACGGGTGCAGGACCCCATCAACCGTCTCACGCAGAACACCTAGCAAGTAGGTGCTGCGGAGCTTTTTCAACTTCTCGACGGCGATCAATTGCTTAACGAATGGGACATCCAGCTTCTCCAGATCGGCAGCAGCGGTGGAGAATCTCCCCGTCTTCGTCTTGCCTGTACTTTCGTGGCCCAACTCGTTGAACAGGACTTGCCCCAACTGTGGCCGACTACCTAGATTAGCTTCTCTGCCAAACTTCTTCTTCCACACTTTGAACACATCACCCTGCTTGAGCTTTTCTTCCTGCTGCTCGATCCTCTTTTCGACCCTGGTGATCGTGCGTTTCAGGTAGGGTACGTCGATCCGCACACCCGTGGCTTCGACTTGTGCCAAGGCAACGGCTCCATCCTGCATGAGTTGGTAAGCTTCTCTGTCCACTGGAATCATTGCTGTCGCCTTTCGTCAGCCAGTTGTTGCAAATCGTCACGGGCCTCTTGCTGATCCTTCACGGCGGCATCCCACAAATACTCATCCCGATAATCCGCTACGGCATCCCGCACCAACTTGACCAGCACCGCCGGTGACAAAGCATCTAGTTCCCAACTCTCATCTCCGTATTTTTCAACATAGCCGGTGAATCGACTATCTGTGCTTTTGGCAGGGTTGGGGGGAGGCTGATACCACTGCACTTGATCCATGTTCAAGGCGATCCTATGCACCTCCACATACCGCTCAGAGTACAATTTCAATCGATCAAAATTGTCTCTGGTCATATCGATGCCACTCGGATCGTGGTCACCGAGATGGATTACAACAGGCGATTGCATCTCAGCAGCATACCGCTTGAAACGCCTTCCCGCTGCCCACATTTCACTCTGACTCAAAAAGCCACGGCAGGCCAGCAACGGAACATCCAACTCCCGACAGACAGCATCGAAGACTCCCGACAGTGCCTCTTTCTCAACCCACACCTCGACGCGATGCCTCTGATTTTCCCACAAGTCATATCGAAATTGCTGAGCCACTGCATCCAAAATATCAGAGACACCGTCCCAATGGCTATTGCTTTGTACATTGCGGGTCCGATCCTCGATAGCCTCCCAATCGATCAATCCTGCATTCCGCCCATTCGATATTATGCGTTCCAATCTATCATATTCTCGCGGTGTATTGCCAAGCAAGTCGCGGGATACAAACTGATAGTAGAGCTGCCGCAAGGTCATCACGAAACCCTGCTCGGCGTACTCTTCTATGATTGCATTCGCATGAGCTATCAACACCTGCGACGCTTTCGAGAATCGTCTCGGGATGTATTCAATCAGGGGCACTTGAATTCTCTGATTCTTCTTTTTCCCGCCGCAGGGCTTCAGACCGGGTGAGAAATACTTGATCCTTCTCCCCAGAAAGTGCCGTCGATTCCCACCCCACCACGACAACAGCCAGCACCTGCATACTCATCAAACCACCGTAAGGCTTCACCTGTTTGATGAGTTGCTCAGCCCGCTCGCACCGCTCCACCAAACTATCTGGCATGGCTTCGATCAAGCAGCCCATCATCGTTTCGAGGTTAGCTTGCAATTGAGCTTCCATTTCACTTCTCCAGTGCTTCCCGTTCTTTTTCCAAGTCTCTATCTGCCGCCTTCTTATTGAATATGTTCCGCTGCCTGCAATCATCGAACGAGGCACCGAACCACTCCAAGCCATTCAAAAATGGACGATCCACTTCAGGCAATTGGGGCTGAAGTGGGTTATCAAAGGTTAGCTGCCGAATCCACAACCGTCCGGTGAACAGCAACTTGATTCGCTCCCACCACTTCAACTGCCAACAGCTTATCACAAGACCACGATCATCTCCCACGACCTTATAAACTGGCAGGGGAAGATATTCAGGCTGATCCTTCGCAAACACCGCGTTCTGTTCCGGGAATTCAATTGGTTTCATGCTTCTTCCTTTCAACAGATTTGGGTTCTCATGGCCCTTGCTTCATCCTCAGTCAGATCAAACTGGACTATCTCCCGTTCCTTTTTCAAGTCCAGATCGGCTACCAGTTTTACATCTTCCCTCCGATGCTCCTTACGAAAAGCCCAATCTAATGAAACCAAACCAGGAGCAAATCCAATTCCATTCCACGGGGGTTGCCACAATTCACAAGAGGCATTCGGACCACACGCCCGATCATGCCGCGACCATCCCCGTGCTTTCAGCCATTTTCTCTTTTCATCCTTGCTCATTCTCTTCTCCAATACCTCCAGCCCCGTGAATGCCCCTCTACTCGCTTCCAAGCCCTTACCCCCTGATTATACCTAATCCCGATTCAAAGCCCCGTATGGCCCCTTCTCGGCCGTTCTAAGCCCCTTGAAAGCTGGTCCCCATCCTCCGCATCTGAATCTTTGCCAATCGAAATTCGAGAAGTGAGTCAAGGCCCCCATACAACAGCAACTCTTTCGGATCGACTTCGTGAATCCTGTTCGGTATGCTACTCCCTGCCGACTTGAGATAAGACCCCACCTTGTCATCGTAGGGGGGCTGGCCCATGTTCACGTATGCCTGGAACTTCAGGCCCGTGATCCCCGGTCGGTTGTCCAGCACGTGAGCAGCCTGCATCGTATCCCATGCCCAATTCCGAACGCCGTGTCCAAACTCTTTGCGGGTCCAACGTTCCTCGAATTTCAAGTTGGCTGCGATCTTGGGAACTTCCGATCGGATCAATTCCTGCGTGGCCTTGATAGCCTCACCACGCCATAGATAGGAGATTGCCCGCACCCCGTCGTATGCCTCCCACGCCACTGCACAACTGACTACCTTCGCCTCTGGTCCATCGGGCTTGAGCATCGTCGTTTCATAGTCGAAAGCTATCGGACCATAATCCAACAATTCCTCCAACAGCGTTTTTACTTTTCCCGGATCGTACAAAATCCGCACGTCCTTCCGCCAGTCCGGAATCACCTTCCACGGATGCTCTTTCTTCCTGAACGCTGCCTTCAGGTGCCGCTCAAACCACAACCGCAGTGCCGGGTCCCCGTTGCTTCGCAGCAGATAGGCAGGATGGAACGTGGGACAGATCCAAGTGTTGAATTCTCGGTCGGGTATCCTCCACCCAGCCCACAGCGAGATGCTGCCAGGGCTCTCATTCCACAGGTAACCGATCAGAGAAGAGACTGCCGACCCACCCAACAGGATGATCGTCTTAGGTTGCAGTTCCTTGATCGTCTTTATGAGGTTCGGCCGGCACTGCTGAATCCGCTTCTTTGACGGCGTAGGGTTTCCCTCACCCGGCCAGCAGACCACGCTGTTCGTTTTCCAGCAATCCCGATCCAGATCAACACCAATTTTCCCTAGTATCTTCCGGAGCAACTGGCCGCTCTGACCGATCAACTGGATGCCCTGCCGATCCTCTTCTCTGCCTGGGGCTTCGGCCACGATCAAGACTCCCTTCCTCCCCTCGCCGGTCACCGGCATCTTGGGGGTCTTGCAGCCACGGTAGACACCGCAGACGTTGCAACGGGCCACGGTGGGGACGGTCTTGAATTCTGATTCGTCGAAGAAAGGCATCAGTTTGGGTCCACCACTTTGGCCTCTGGATCATCAAAATACAAATCGGTGCCATCATCAAAACTATAATCGAACGATCCCCCACCACAATTGCTGTCAACATGCCCATTAGAAAACTCAGCCAGCAATTCGGACAACACCCCTCGGATAGCTGCCAAATCCTCACCGATTATACACAACGTGAGTTTCATCTTTCAGGTTCTCCTATAGCTCGTTATCAAAAGGATTCAACTCAATCCATGCCCTTGCAGCCACTGCTGAAACTTGTCCATTTCCAATGGCTCTAAGTCGGTCCACCCGAGAGGCCACCCCATCAACCACTCGACCCACGTCGGGTTCAGTTGCCCACCAATCACTTCCTCCAAGTTGCATTTGTTCCGGTCTTCTAATCCTGTTCCGTCCCTTGACATTTGAGCCCTTGGTGTCGGCCAGTTCCGTATCGCCTTGCCGAACTCCCCGTCCCCCTGCCCTTGATTGGCACTCAGGCCGTGTGGCGTCGGGAACATCACGGCTCCCGCTAATGTCGTTCCCCCTGTCTGCCCCGGCGTTTTGTCCCATGCTACTTGGGCGTGTCCGCTGGCGTCGGCTACGTTGGGTGTCGGGAACATCTGTACAAACTCCGCCGGCGTTAGCGACTTTCTCCGGAATCTTTCTGAGCGAACAGACATACCTTTGGTAGGTGTTGATAGCCACAATCCAGAGCCTCTTCCGCAGGTGGGGTGCTCCACAATCGGCAGCCGATATAACTTTCCACCTCGCATCAAACCCTGCCTCTGCCAAGTCTCCAAGGATTGTGCCGAAATAGTCAAACTTGAGAAGCCCTGGGACGTTTTCCAACAGGCAGAATCGGGGTCCCACTTCGCGAATGATACGGATCGTTTCTGGCCACATGTTCCTTTCGTCTTCCTCAGCTTTTCCTTTTCCTGCAACCGAGAAAGGCTGGCACGGGAATCCAGCAGTGACGATATCCACGCATCCCTTCCAGGGCACTCCATCGAACGATCTAACATCGTCCCAGATTGGGGCGTCGTCGAGCAGCCCGTCTTTGATCCTTGCTTGGAGGATTTTTTGGCAGTAGGACTCCCACTCGACGTAGCAGACTGTTCGGTGGCCGAGCAGGTGCTTGCTGGCGAGTGATCCTCCACCCGCTCCGGCAAATAGACAAAGCTCATTCATTCAATCCTCATCATCCGGAACAACTAGGCAAACGACGTACTCGAACTGCTTCGTTTCAATCTTCATCTTCGATCCGTCAATCATCCCCTCGCTCGACCGCCTCGTAATCTCGGTCAGCAGCGAAGGGGATATGCAAAACGACAGGGGGCTGCCATCGTATTTCAAGTCGATCACCTTCTCATATCGACCGTCCGCCCCCTCACCTACCACCCGCATCAAACCCTTCTTCAAGTCGATCTTCATATCCGTTGCGTCGGCCGGATTGTCTCCGCTAAATATCGCTGCACGGGCGGCTACCTCAGCCAGGCCATCGGGAAGCACGACGTTCTCACCACTGCACTCCAGGATCGAATCCTTGGCCCTGTACTCTTCGTTCCAACGCCGCACGCTGATCGTCGATGATTCATTGCGGAAGTGAATCCAGGCGGCCGTCTCCGCCATCTCCGTCGCTCCTGATCGTAGGAGCTTGGACAACGCCTTGCCACGCACCAAGTATGACTCAGCAACACCCGTCTCCATGCCCCACCGGAGGAGCTGATAGTTGTCGCACGCCTCCAAATACTCAGGATGGAAATGCACGCAGGCCAGTTGGAAGTTGTTGTCGTCGGTGCTCGCACTCTTGAGCACCACTCCCAACGCCTCCATGAAATCGTCAGGCAGCGACCGCCAGTCGTCTTCCTCTGGAATCTCAATCGAGTCGAGTGGCAGGACGATCTCTGCATCCATCGTGATCTGGACCCGTTCCTTCTTTCCGATCTGGAGTTTCAGCTTGTCGTCTTTTTTGGTCACAATGATCTTGCTGCCCTCTTTGAGCTTGCCGAGCAGTTCGAGCAGGGGTCGGGAGGGCACGACACCCTCCACCTCTTCGCCGAACGGGGACTCGGCCGAGCAAGTAACCTCATCGTTGAACGTGATGACCCGCCCGTCTTGGAAGGCAAACTTGGAGGACTGCTCCACCGTCTTGTCATCACCCAGGCCCGCTGCGACCTCCAACAGCCGCTTCGCCAGAACGTCTCCTGCAATTTTCATCTCTTAGTTCTCCTATGATTTTTTTAGGTTCTCATCTATCTCTAAATACATCTGATAATCGTTGACCCCTTCCTCCACCACTGCATCCTCCCTCAACTTCAACCTGTTCTTCCTGAACGGCTTGTAGTTGACATGATGCTGCCAACGCCCCCACTTCCTGCTGACCTTCACTATATCCGGGTGCTGCTTCTGAAGTGACTTGGCCATCTTCAGCCGACCGTCTCCTTGATAAAGTTTATCTGTATTGCCTCCTTTCATCTTCATGGTCGGCTGCTTGAATGCAAGGAACGCGTTGAATAGCACCGTGCACCAACCGTCCTTGAGTGCTCTTATCGACAGGTCGGTGTCTTCGTTGTACCTTCCCCTCCACCTGTATGGGATGTCGTTCTGAATCAAGATGCAAGAGTAGATGCGGGTATTGAGATAATAGGGAATTATCCGCGACTTGCGACTCGCGAACATGAAGTAGTTGAAACCCGAGATGGCAACGTTCTCGTACCTGTCGACGAAGTCCTCGGCGGCCCTGAAGATGTTTCCGCACCGAACGGGCGTCTTGATGTTGTTGTACAGCCGGTAGAATCCAACCATCCCCTGCTTGAGCGGTAATCCGATATTGTCGTCCAGTATCCAATGCCGCTTGGCTCCCCGCTCCACGGAGTGCTCCCAAACCCAGTTGCGAGCCGGGATTGAGCCCTGTCCAAGATTGGAAAAAGGCAAGACTAGAATCTTTTTCGGGTCGATCACCTTCGCATACTGCTTCCGCTCCTGAGGCTCCACCACGATGTGATACGGCACACCAATAGCTTCCAACGACTTGCTAGTCAACCGGGTCTCCCAGCGACCCTTGGAGATAACATAGACGGGGTACTGAGGATTCAAGGTTTGCTTAGCCACGAACCGCTTGTCCGACATCCTCCCGATCTCCTCCCTCGGATACCAGACGGACTGCGTCTTGTCCGTGAGATTCCTGTCGATCAACTTCGCGAAGGCTTCTCTGTCTGCCGAGTTTCGGAAGTGGACCGAGATCGACTGGAGCGGAGACAGATCCTTCTGATTGAAGGACGGCATCCCCTTCCAACGTGCGAAACTGTCCGACGACTCGTTTTCTACAAATCCCGCCATCAGCAGTCTCCCTTGGACAAGAGCCCAAATCCTCTTCTCTTTTTATTTTTCATGGTCTCGGTGGTCCGAATAACCAACTTCTTTGATTCTCGCACACACACATCCTCTTCTTCTTTGGAAGGTAACGATGCCATCACCTCTGCCGTCTTCTCCCAACCATCAGCAAACACTTCATCGTCCTTCGTTCTGGGAGGTGTGGTGGTCCACCTCTCCCCGTCCCAGTATTCATCAAATGAACCGTCCGGCCACAGCCCCAGCAAGTCACACCTGTTGAACGCACAGTTGCACCGGCTGCAGTATGGAATCCCTGCCCGATCCTTGTCGATCAACCGGCGTCGAACACTCTGCATCAACCGACCGAACCAATACTCCTTGAATCCTTCTGGACCGTCCTTGACATTCCCCAACAACCCGGCCGATTCACACATCAAATCGGTGCAGCAGAATATGTAGTCTCCGTCTACATTGACCACTGCATATTTCTGAGGCGTATTACACCTCCTGATGTACGGTTCCCGAACTGGAACCAATCCATGCTTCATCGAGGCATTCCAGTCTATATGATTGAGAAACGTGCTCATCCTACTGACTTTCCTCCACCTGATGCGGTTCTCCGGCCGATCCTGAAGGACGATCAGCTTCATGTTCGGATCGTTGTAATAAACATGCGCCTTCCTTTTATGATCTGGACTCCCCATCTCCGGCTTGTTGTACAAGTACCATTCCACCCCCGCGGCCGAAGCCAGAGCGACATGCTGCTCGGTGGGTGCATACATATCAACGTAAACTGCATGAACCCCAGCATCGAACAGCTGTTTATGTGTGACTGCCCCCTTGGTCAGGGCAACTCCGTTCGTAAACATCTGTATCTGCGTCGTCGGACTTATCTCTCTCGCAATCTGAATGAACTTCAGTAGGTCGGGATGCAATGACGGTTCTCCTCCGTGATCCAATTCAAGCCGCCTGGCCGGAGTGCATTCCTTTATCACCTCAAACATGCTCCGCCACGTCTCTTCTGTCATGTACCGCAGGCCCTCCTTGGAAGATACACGGGCGGCACAATGCCAGCAGGCCAAATTGCACCCCTTCACCAGTTCCACCGACCACACCCAGGGGGTGTGCTTTCCGAACGGCCTTGGCGGCTTTGTCTTTGACGGAGACAGCCATTCGGGATTGTTTACTTCGGTCGTTCTGTCCATCTCGTGTTTCTCCCTTATCATTATTCTATGAAACCGAATCCTTGCTCGGACTTCCTGACAATCCGCTTGACTTTACCGTTCGGAGCCTCTATCTTCTTCCAGGATGGAAGCGGAACAAATCGTTCTCCATCCCAGTATTCACTGAACCCGGCCCTCCAGATCGGAACGTCTGCCCTTCCTCCCACGAAGGCACAGCGACGACAGTGCTCGTGAGACGCCCTCCCGTCGGAATACTGATGAACCTTGGAGCGAGTGTCCTGCATGTACTGCCCGAGCCAGAACCTGATGAAACCTTCCGGCCCGTCCTTTACATTCCCGAGCTTCCCCGTCGTATGATTCATGACATCCTGACCACAAAAAACGTAATCACCGTCACAGACGAACGTCGGAAACTTCACAGGCTGATCGCACCTTCTATGGGGAGGATTCACCACGGGAGTTATTCCGATCTTTGATGCCGCGTCCCAGTCGAGATCGTTGAGAAATGTCATCACGTTTCCACGATTGTTTTTCGACGAAAGCCACTCGCCGGGATTCCTGCTGATTTGAATAAAACCCCCCTCCCCCTGTTTTCGTTCAAACAAGTTCTTGGTATTCTTCGGCCGCTTACCCTCTTCCCACCACAAACAACCGCTGTTCCTTGCGAGTTCAATGTGTTTTTCCCGATTGCTGTATACATCTACATAAACAGCATTCAATCCAGCCGCGAACAGTTCCGGGTATGTAAGATTCCCGTTCAATATCTGAGTACCATTGGTGTAAAGAAGCAGTGTCATGTTCGGTGCCGTCTTCCTGGCCATCTGCATCAATTCGAGGAAGCGGGGATGAAGGGTCGGCTCGCCCCAATTAGCAATGAGGAACCGACTATATGGCATCAACTCATTTATGATGTCAACAGCCGATCCCCAAGCCTCGTCCGACAAGAACACTCGTTCCCCTTTGGGATAGAGTCGCGTCGGACAGAATGCACAGGAAAGGTTGCATCCCCGAGTCGTTTCTACGCACCACGCCCAGGGATTGAACCTACCGAGCGGCCTCCGGCGGTCTTTCCCCAGAGATTCCACCGCCGCCCGCATCTCTAATGAAATCGGACCCGATGCCAACATCTTTTCCTTCAAGTTGTCAAGATTCATCTCAAATCTCCCGACCCTAGCAGCTCCAAAACAGCTGCCAGGGTTATATGTTAACGGACGAACTTCAGCCGTTCACATAGCCATTGATAACGTGCCAACCATCGACCAACGTCTTCTTCGACACGTTGGGATTCGGCGAACCGTACTGCTCATCGACCAGCTTGATCATCTCGTCCGTAATTCCGGCTTCCAATCCCTTCTCTCGAATAACGATGCCCGCCACGAACCTCCTGTTCCTCACACTCCGAACACCTGGCGTCGATCCTAAATCCGGCCCCGATTCCGATTTGGGAATGGCAGAAACAGCCTTCTCGGTAAGCTTTTTCTTGGACGTTTTCCGTGCCTTGTCATCCTTTGCAGCCTTGGCAGCTTTCTTCGATGACTTCTCGGCAACTGGCTTCTCAGGAGCCTCCACCTCGGCCTCGGCAGGCTTCTCTTCCTCCACCACCTTGGCAGCCTTAGCCTTTCGGCCCCGCTTCTTTTTCTTCGACGGCTTCTCGGCGACGGGCTCGGCAGGCTTCTCGGCCTTAGCCTCAGCCTCAGGCTCCACCAACTCTTCATCGGCTGCCTCATCGCCAGGCTCCTCGACACACTCGACCTCATCTACGGGATCATCGCCGGCATCTTCTACGATCTCATCGACGATCTCGATCTCCACTCCGTTCTCCATCGCCTCCTGAATCGTGATCAGCGTGGCATCCTCCGCGTCGGGCAACTCAGCCGAATCATCCACGATGTCGGCAAGGCCCTTGATCTTCCCGAGCAGCCTGTCAGACTTCCACTTATGGGCCATCTTGAAATCCAACGCTTGGAACATGGCCACCACAGCATCTCGCGTCACTTGCAACTTGTCGCTCATCTCTGAGTCTCCTTGAAAAATTGAAAAGTTTGGTTGTTGAAAAAACAGGAACCCGGCTCCGGCAGGGATTGGAATTTCTAGGTAATCGATTCTCAACTACCCAACCAATATATACCCAGAGCCGGATTCCTTTCTGAGCTACTTCGGGGGCATCCCGCACCTTCCTTCCTGCAGTTTTGGGGAACAACTTTCATTGGGGCTACTCACCTTACATCTCTATTATAACCCACCTGTTCTGAACACTCTACCTCAACTGCGAGAAACTATCACGGGCCGCCCGATTCCCAGACAACCCGCCACGTGAACGCTCCTAGTTTCCGAATATGCTCCGTCCCTCCGCACCACCCAATTGACCCGTGTAACCCCCCTGTCCTTGTCCTTCGGAGCCACGTTCAGGGCCAGCATCCCATCGACCTCGGCCAGCTTCGTCTTCCTCCCGCTGAAGTTGCTCCTACCTAGCACCTTGTTCTCATCGTTTTTGTATGCCGCCGCGTTGGCCTGGGTGGCCGTCACCACGAGGCAGTGCATCTCTTGACTCAGCCGCCGCAGTTGCTTCCACGTCTCGTCGATCCGATCGTTGGAATCAGTTGTTCCTTCGGGGTGGGCCAGAATAT